TCCTAGTTTAGGCATTATAATATATATGAATATATTTTTTTTTAATCTATTAATATATATTATAGTTTATCATTTAATTATTTGTTAATTATCTATCGAACTGAATAAAATCTTCCATCAATAGTAAAGTGGTATGATACATCAATGGAGGTAAAAATATCTACACGATAAGTAGAATTGATAGCACTAGCGATTTTAGGTCTGTAATTCATAACTCCCATTGTAGAAAGGTTAGCCCCGCTATATATAGAGGGGTTGGTGGCGGAATTAAAATCTTCAAGGGTTAAAGCACTAACATATTTACAATCATTAGTTGCGTGGAAAAATAGAGTATTAGTACTATCTTTTGTTATCATAGTATTATGGTTGATTGCTCCAACCACTCCCAAACTATCTAATACATTTGCGTATGCTTGGGAGTAGTTTGTAGCACTTAATGGGATTGGCTGTGTAGGATATAATCTTCCACCAATCTCAAATGAATATTCATCTAAATTAGCACTTTTTCTTAATCCTAATGAAAATTTTTCTAATGATTGGACATCACCTTCAATACGATGAGTAGCCATTATATATTTAGCACTTCTTGGATTAGAACTAAATGGAACATTAACAGAACCAACAGCATTAGCATTGATAGTATTTTGGTTATGAAGAAATGATTCACTAATATAATTAATACCAACAGAACCAGCCTCGGCGAGAGTTTGCTCGAATGATTGATTGAACCCATCACTAAATTTAACTACTTTAGCACGAAGTTGGACGTTGGAGACCTTGTAGGCAGCGACAAGATTGGCGTAATTACCACCATTACCAGTTAAGGCGAGGGCAGTTGCTGGTGTTTCTAATTCTATCAATATTGATGGGGCTTGACCTATTGAAAATCCTAATGGGACTAAGAAAGAACCAGAGGTAAAACCAGTCATAAGTCTATCAACCATTGTTAGAGAACCACCATCTGTTTCACTTGTTGCGACAGTTCCAGCAATAGCAGTAGCATTTGCTGGGTTTCCATCAGTAGAACCACCATTTAAAATTTGTTCTACAGATACTTTGTGTTCTGGACCATAAGAGTAGTCGTCCATTAAATTAGAGATTAAGTTGTAGTTGTTAATATATTCCACTTGTTCGTTTTGCGAGTTAAGGATGGTGACGGATTTAATTAAATTATTCATTTGTGTTTTAGCACCAGAATGGGTAGCATTTCCAGAAGAACTATTATGCGAGCGATTGGTAAAATCCATAGATATAACAGAATCACTCCAATCTACAAACCCTTTGTCTGCGACTGGTAAATTGATACGGATAAATTTATTAGATGATGGGTTATATTCACTTAATTCACTTCTAAAAATAACTAATTCACTTTCGGCACTAACTGCTTCGGTTGGATTGGTAGAGTATCTTACGGTATCTGGGGTAGCCATTATAATATATATAAATATTTAAATTTCATTTTCAAACTTAAAATTCTACTATAACATTATTTTTAATTAATAGATTATCCTTTTTTTCTTTTCTTTCTCTGGCTCGTTGGACTTGTAATCTAATTTTGTCTAACTCACTTAGTTCTACAGGTGGGGATTTTTCTTTTTTTTCTTTTTTAACTATTTGTTTAATATTTTTATTTATTTTAATTGTAGTTGTTGGGGCTGGAGCAGGGACATATGTTTTACTATGTACTATTGAATAGTGTAATTCATATAAATAAGTTGCTATGTGTCTTTTACAATAACCACAAAAACTAGTATCTACTAAATTTATTTCTGGGTGTTGTTGTTTTATATGTCTTGTTAGGCTATTTCTTTGTATAACCTTTAGACACTCTGGACAATATACCCAAATATTTTCATATTCACTAATTCTATCTTTATGTTTTTCTTTGTATTCTTTAACCTTTTCACATCTGTATTTTTTAAATTCATCGGTATCTTTAACACTAGAATACCACCTTTTTGTTCTCTCGGCGTATTCTTCTTTATTTTTGTAATAATTCTCTCTATTATTTTTTTTAGATTTCTCCCTTAGTTCGTGGCGTTTGGACTATGAGTTAAACTCCAATGGTTTCTATAATTTTTATAAGTTTTATCACATATCTCACAGTATTTAGGGGTTCTATAAGGCTTCTTCTTAGGAACTGGTATTATAACCTCTTCACTATCCATTTTATATATTAAAAATAACTAATATAATTTTAAATAGTAAAATACTAATAGTTTTTAATAATTAAGTGTTTTGTATTTATTTCATTTCCTATTCTATTAGAATGTAATTTAAATCTATATTTTTTATCATATTCATCTACAATATAATCATTATATAATTCGGTTATAAACTGCGTCTTTCCTATAATCATTAAGCATCTTATTTTAGTATTTTTGAAATATTCTGCTAATTTTTTATGCTCTTCTTTACCAAACGAACAATAACCATAATTGGTAAATTCACTATCATAGGGAGGGTCTAAAAACATAAAATTGTTAGAGTTATTAAAATTATCAAATATATATGAGTAATCTTTACATTCTACTATTGTATTGCTTAACAAAGTTTCATATCTTTTATCATTTAACAATTCATAGTTATATGTTTTATATCTACCAAATGGTATATTAAATTTCCCAGAAGAATTATACCTCAACATTCCTCTATAACAGGTTTTTCTTTGATAGTAAAATCTTTTAGCATTATCCAAATAATCGTTAATTTCCATATTGTTTCTTATATTATAGTATGTAATTTCATCATTTGGATGGTTAGTCATAAAATTATATATATCTAATGATTTATTGTTTTTTATTGCCTTATAGAAATCAATAAGTTCTATATGAACATCGGTTATTACTGCTTTATTTGGTTCTAACTTAAAATATAAAGCACCACCTCCAACAAATGGTTCTAAATATGTATCATAATCATTAGGAATATGTTGTATGAATTTTGTAATTTCATCTCCTTTTCCACCACTCCATTTAATCATTGGTTTTAGTGATTTATTCATTTTGTATGATATACTTTTATCTTTATGACGTTTTCAATTTTTTTTTTAATAGAGATTTTATCTATGAATTAATTGATAGTAAAAATCCTATTTAAAAAATTCTCCCCTTTTTTTGCTATTTTTAAACAAAACTTTTTAGAATTTTTTTAAAAAAAAAAAAAAAAAAAATTTTTTTTTTTTTGGATAAAATTTTTACAAAAAAGGGGAGAATTTTTATTACGCCAATTTATCCATCAATTTTTGATAGACAAAACTTAGTTCGTCTATGTCTTACTATATCACTTTTTCTAACAATAGAACCACAAATATCACAAGGTATTTTCTCTTTTGCTTTCTCTAATATTTGTTCTTTATTTTGTATATACCATTTTTTTTTGTATTCACCTGATTGGTCTTTAATTTTTTCTCTATATATTTTATCTCTAACTTGTATTTTTTCTTTATTATCTTCTTTCCATTCTTTCATAGTTCTTGTTGGAATTATTTTATTTATACAATCATTATTTTCAACATACCATCTCTCTCTAGTTTCTAATTCTTTTTTATTATTACAACTATAATTTTCTATCAATACATAATAATAATTATTTCTATTTATAATTAGTCTAGACTCACAACCTAGACTACATTTATGTCCGCTTATTCTATAATTTAATTTTTGTATAGTAGAACCATAATAAACTTCACCAGTTAAATTACAAACTATCTTATAGATTTTACCATTAACATATCTTTCATCAATAACATTCATTTTGTATTAAAAAAATATATAATACTAAATCAATTTTATTTATAATTCATTTATAAGTCCAGATGGAATGAAATTTAGACACTTAGCAGATTTCAAATGTCTATTAATGTTATCTTTTCTAGTCAATCTACCACACTTATTACATACTATTTTTTCACCATTCTTACTATGTATTTTTTCTATATTTTTCTCTCTATATTCTGCTTGTTTAATTCTAATCTTTTCTTTATTAACTTCATAGTATTTTTTATTATATTCTGTATTTGTTACCATTTTAATATATATATTAAGGCGTTTTCAATTTTATATCATTTTAATTATAAAATTCTATCAATTATTAAAATCCTCTTAGTCTCATTTTACTTCTAAAGTCTAACTCCTCTGTTGGTTGAGATTTCTTTTTTTTAACTGGAGATTTTATTTCGTCTTCTTCACTACTATCACTATCAGTTATATATACAACTTTCTTTTTCTTTTTTGGTGGGGCTTTGGCTTTTGGTTTTGCTTTGGGTTTAACTACAACCTCTACACTATCATCACTTTCTTCATCATCTCCATCATCTTCTATCTCTTGTTCTTCTTGTTTAGGTTCATCATCTGGTATAAATTTAACTTCTACTTGTTTTTTTGCTGGTGTCTTTTTCTCTTTTTTTTCAGTTTCTTTTAATTTCTTTTTCTCTGCTATCTTATTTGCTCTTTGTTCTCGGCATCTTTGAAATGCGTCTATCTGTTTCTGTGTCCTTGGTTTTTTTTGTTTCTCAATTGGTTTATTAACTACTGGTTCTTTAGGTTGGACACTATGTCCGCC